GTTAGTAATTCTATCAAACTTCATTTTGATAAAACTGGATCTTGTTAACGATTTACCAATGATAGCAACCGCTGTTGCAACCGTACTGCCAGTATTGGTGCCTCCATCTATAATGATTTTTGGAGCTGTTAAATAACCGCTTCCGGGGTTAAGCAATATGATTCTAGATACCTTGCCGTTAGCAATAAACGCACGAGCAACTGCTCCAGAACCGCTGTTACTAATGATTCTAACAGTTGGTTCTGTTACGTATTTTGTTCCAGCTTGGGTGATAACTATAGATGTTATTTGGAATCCTAAATTATCTAGCCAATGCTTCCACGGATATAGTTTGACATGTTCGTTATCCGATACCACTATGCCATTTTTTACCTGTGTTTTGATAACACTATTACCACTAGCGTTAAAAATTGCTGGCAAATCAAAATCAGTAATCACAGATGAACTATTATCTGTAGATGAATAGTTGCTCACATATTCTCTAACTGTTGTTCTATAAGGCACAACTTCTTTGATGTAATCTTCAAAGTTAGAAAGATTATCGTTGCTGTATGTAACAGTTTGTTTTAATTTACCAACATTGTGTTGTGCTTTTACAAAACTGGTTTTGAACGCCCAGTCGATATACGTTTGTTCAGTGTGGGCATATCTGATGCTGGCAAAGAACAAATCTAAATAACTTTGTTTCAATGTATCAATTAAAATATTGTCTTTTAAGCAATTAAGAATAATTCTTAATTCTTTACTTGCAGTATTGTCATATCCTATTCCATCGAAAGTTGAACCATCAAATCCAATATTATTATTCTTGAAATCATAAAGTTTTTGACTTAATTTTATAGTTCCGTTTTCGATGCCAACAACACTGTATTGCTGTGTCCAATCGATACTTGGAACAGACGAATAGCAAGATAACAATTGCCATCCTTTTGATCCAGCAATTCTAACCTTCAAAGTTTGACCAACCACCGGCTTAATTGTTCCTATTTCTGCAAATGTATCAATTGCATGATCTATTACTGTATACTGATTAAATCCAGTTGCATACCAGTCTATATAATTCCAATAGTTGCGTACATCATAGGATTGTGTTTTTACTCTTACCCAAGATTTAACACCAGTAATTGCATTGGTAATATATGCATAGATACTCCAATTTCCGTTTGCTACCGAGTCTGATTTAACCAAAGCTGAGAAAGTTCTAACTGATAGAGTTGTTGTGCTCTCGACGTAACCTTTGCCGCCATTTAAAATAGTTGCGCCAATAATTTGCCCTGCAACATCAATTATTGCTTTTAATTTTGCGCCAACGCCAGTTCCTGCTACAACTATCGGAGGAACATTAATATATCCTGAGCCCGAAGAAATAATTGTAATTCCAGTTATGCTGCCATTAACAATGATCGGTGCAATTACAGCCGGTTTTGCTGTTGACACTGCAATTATTCGTAGTTCGGCATCAGTATCAACAGTGGTGTCATACTCTCCGGTAAATTTATAAGGAGCAACATCATAATTATCTAATATTGCTATATCTTTTTGTTCGACAATTTGTTCGTTAATAAGTATTCTGTTAGCACGTTCTATAAATTCTTTTAATGCCTCGTAACTATTAACAAACATACTTTGTCTAGGTCTGCTTTCAACACCAAATCGTAATTTAGTAGGCAAGCCTAGATCCGGTACTGGTCTATCTGCTTGATCTTTACCGCATAAACTGTCAAACCATTTATTTTCGATAGTTGCTGGTAAATTGGTATTGGGGTTATTATCAACCAGCTTCCACTGAGCATGTGTATTTTGTGTAGTGTTATCTATCTTCCAATACTCGATGCCTAATACAACATCTGTGCCGCTTAATAAATTTTGACAATTGATCAAGTTGAAAGAATTATTTCCAGTTATGCTTGCAAACGCATAATCTTCTCCTCGAGGATTACTAATCAATTTAGCTATCGAATATGCTGATGTGGTACGACTAGTAACTTCTGGAACTAGTACTTTATTTTTAACCCAGAAATAATATGTATTTTCATAGGCTTTTGTAAATGTGTTGAAGTGTTGTTTAACACTATAAGAATCTGTATATAGCGGTACACCACTGATGCCTTTGGTTAATCCAGTTGAAGTATCAGCTTGAGATTTCCAATCGATTGGGGTTAATTTAGTTTCAACCCATTCGTAAATATCAACACTTGCGCCGGTAGCCAGCATGTTTAATGTGCTGTTACGGTACACCACATCTTCAGCATGATTGTCTATAAATTTAGCAGTACGCAGATCCCACCAAAGTTTAGAAACATGTGGCGTTGTCCATGCAGTTCCAGTATCCACATTAACTGTAGAATTTCCTACGCTGTATATTGCAGGATCATAAAATGTCTTATAACTAATTTCTTGTTCGGCAATTCCTGCAATTTTTCCAAAATTTGGATCAATTACATCTAAGTATTTTATAAGTTTATTATTAGATTTATTGTATAAAAATACCTGTTTAATTTTAGTAAGATCGACTAATTCGGTCTGACCATGTACATTGGCCCAGTTATATTTGCCGGCCTGACGCTCATACGTATAAACTTTGCCAGAATTGGTTTCTGTTATAGATATATTTTGTAATTTATCGTTCAGTAAATCGGTAGCATGAGGTGCGCCCACTAATATCACATCATTAGCAATCGCAAAACTTTGTCCAAAACCATCAATACTGTTACTAACATTAGACAACGATTCTCCAAGAATCCAATTTGTCAAATATCGGGTATATACATCAATTTTTCCAGAATTCAATGTTAATTCTTTAAATTGCAATGCTCCAGCATCAAATGTGGTTTGTAAATTATCATTATCAAGGGTAGTTAAAACAAAAGAATCAGCACCTGGGCTATGGACCAACAATGTCTTGTTGTCGTTAGAGAACTTAACTGTTTTACCAAACAAATCCCCTGGTGCTGAATGTGGATTTTTAATTTCTTGATACAGACTGTATGTATTTGTAGAAATAGCGTTGTTACTGTAGACCAATGCCTCGCCTTCAAAGCCAACTGCATTTGAATATAATGGAGACCCAATTACTAAAAATTCTCCGGTGGCATTGATTTTTACACTTGCACCAAACTGAGAAGCATCTCTAGTAATACTACCGTCACTTATTGAAGCAACACTAACTTTGGCATTAGCACTGATTTCTGATATACGTGTTTTAATTGGATTGGTTGATCCATTTATATTAAATTGTACTAGATCATTTATTGAATAACCTGTACCGTAGTTAGAAATTTTCAAACTAGTAACTTCAGCTACACCTATTAATGAATTTGCCAATGCTGTATTAATTACTAAACTGACACCAGTTGTTACATTGATACCTACTGGCAATACTTGGTCCACTATGTATGTTCCTGTTCCACCAGTACCGGTACCAGTAACTAACAAAGTCGTATTAGAAACTGACTGACTTATACTTACTATCCAGCTGGTAGAAGCTCCTGATACAATGACAGTGTCCGAGGCCACGTTGCTACCAGTTACTTTCATTCCCACTTGTAGATTTCCTCCAGTGATTCCAGAGAATGTCAACGTTGTACCGGATATAATTGCACCGGTCAAAGTGATGCCAGCAATAATTGTTGGACGTTGGTAAATGTAACGACTTGATATTGCAGTTGAATTTAGTGTTTGGCTTGGCGTTACTAGATAAGTTCCAGCGCCTCCGATGCCAGTTCCCGAAGCAACAATTGTTGTGCCTGATACGATACCCGAACCACTTATTTGTTGTCCTAATAAGATAGTTCCGTTAATAGTTCCGCTAGCTGTTAGATAAACCGGAGTGCCTGTTATGGTCGTTGGAACCACTGTTTGTGTTGTACTCACAAGCCACTCTGTGTCGGCGCCGCTGATAACATAGGTTCCGGATATTACACCGGCACCCGATAACACCATTCCTGGAATTAAATCTGCTCCAGATATGCCGGTGAATGTTAGGGTCGTACCATTGATTTCTGCATTTATCAAGGACGCTTGTAAGGTAGTTTGAGTACAAGTAGTTGTTTGATTAATATTAACTGACCATGTGTTTCCAGAGCCGCCGGTAATAAATGTTCCTGGCACTGTTGTATTTCCTACCACAGCCATACCAATTTCTACAGGTGCACCAGAAGATGCCACAAAAGTCAATGTATTTCCGCTTATGGTTCCGTATGGAAGTGTGGCTGTTGTGCATGTTGCTATTTGATTAACGCTGACAATCCAGCTGAGTCCAGTGCCGCCCACAACTGTGGTGCCTGCCGCAACAGATCCACCGCTTAATACTGCTCCAATTTGTAAAGCTACTCCGGTAAACTTTGAAAAAGTTAAAGAAAATCCATTAATTGTTGCTGTGGTCAATGTAGCAGTTATTGTAACAGGCGATCCAATAGTCTGACTAATACTGACTGTCCAATTAGTTCCAGTACCGTACAGCAATGTTGTTCCGGATGAAACACCCGAGCCAGTCAACACCATGCCAGCAACTACAGGATCCCCGCCTGTTACTGCATCAAAAGTTAATTTAGTTCCTGAAATAGTGGCATTATATAGCGATGCCACTCCTCCAATCAATGTTGTCACTGCACCAGTCAGTGTTGATGTACCTTTGGTAGTTATTGTTCCTGTGAATGTGGCAGGTGTATCAAGTGCAGGGTTTGTTAAGCACATTCCCGGTTTGATTGTTTCATACAATGTGGCTGTAATTTGTACACTAGTCACAGATGCAGATATATTAATAGTCCATTTATTATTGGATCCACTGACGATATAGATGCTGTCTGGAATTCCTGCACCTGATAGTGCCATGCCTGGAATTAATTGTGCTCCGGCCAGAGATTCTACTGTAAGAACAGTACCGTTGATAGATCCAATAATTTCTGCAATAATACTGTTATTTCCTGCTGTTATTTTATTAACAGTTAACACATTATCCGACAGTGTTGATTGAAAAATTGCTTTGTTAATTTGTGTAATATATGTTCCGGAAGCAAATGCTGTTGCAGAAGTTGATGAAAATACAGATTGTCCTACCTCAAAATTGTTGATGGTGGTGACTGGGATCACTGTACTTCCAGCTGTTGCGCCGCTCGATGTTGCAGTTGCCAATTTGACTTTTAGTCCGGAGCCTGAACCAATAAGAGTTGTTGTACTGATATCTGCGCCGACTAATGCATTGGCAAATGATATCTGAGACCAATATGCTGACACTAAACTAGGAGTATTTCCTGTTGTGTTGCCCACAGCAACATAGTTGATGCCGCCATAATTTACAGTATCGCCAAGTTTATAAGGAATTCCATCATCACTAGGTGAAGTATAAGTTCTACTTGCCCAAGATAAACTTAATGCAGATCCGTTGCCAATAGGATTTATTACAGTGATACTATCGCCGACTTTGTAATTTTTACCTGGCTGTCTAACACTGATTTTTTGGATTGTTCCATTGGCATTTAATATTCCATCTACGATTAGACCAGTACCTGAGCCACCAGTGGTACTTAAATTTGCCAATGATGAATTTATAAATTTAGTGTTATCGGTTCTAAATCCGTAACCGCCATTCAAAGTCAGTGTGTTGAAGGATTCAACTCCGGCAACTGTAGTCGACTGAGAAACTGTTTGTGTTTTGCCGTTGAGTGTCTGCGATAAATCGTAAACATTGTTAGAATTTAATTTGTAAATGTACACGCTTCCACCAAACGGTGCGCCGATTGCCAATATGGAATTATCGGACGTTACAGATAATGATAACCCATATCCGATGCCGGTGCCATTGTTTACACTTAGGCCAGGACGTACAATTACCCATCTGTCTGCGGTACTGTTTATTGTGATAGAAGAACCACCGTCAAATACTAAATCTGTGGGCCCGCTAGATGAAAATGCGTTTCCAGCATCATATGTAACTGTGGCTATGGCAAGTGCTGATTCGCCGTCAGCATTTGTGTTGGCGACTGATACATTATTATCTATCCCTGCTAGGTATCTTAATTCAAAAACAGTTGCTTGAGTTCCGTAATTGGTATTGCCTTTGGATCCGACGAATAATGTATTTGTTCCGAATTCAAGAGATGATCCAAATTGTTGATCTGTGATGTCGTCACCGCTGGCAATTGTAAACAATAACAAAAATTCATTGTAAGCATCTTTCTGGTACAAGCTCACTGTGCCTGTTTGTGTGCTAGCTGAGTTTAATGCAGATTTATCACAAATAACATTTCCGTTAGGCAAGACCCTGGTAGCCAGTTTGCCGGCTCGAGGATTACCTACTGCTAAAAATTGTCCGTCGGCACTCATTGCCATTGTTTCAGCGAATGTATCAGGAAGATTTGGATCTTGCCCAAAGTCATATTGTGCCATGAACGGGCGAGTTATTGCTTGTTTGAAAATCCAAGTTGGGCCTTGCTTTTCATAAATTATTACTTGACCTGTTTGAGTGGCTACTGCCGCAATCAGTCCGTCTTGACTTAGTGTTACTACACGCCCGTGTGCAGTGTCTTGAGATGTATATGGTTTTTTGATTTCAGCTTGAGAAAATACTGAAGTTAATTCCAAGGATGCCCACTTGCTGGTGCCGTCATCATCGACCCAAATTTTATCACCTAATTTAGTATAAGATTTAATAATATCATTTGCACTGTCAATTGAATTAGCTCTTACTGGATATAGATTAAAAATTTGCAAATTATTCTTTATTGTTTCAGCTGTGGGCCATTCTGCGGCTGGAGTGTATGACGATGCATCCAGTACTATGGTTGTTAATTCTGCTGAAATTACTTTATAAAAACCTGCGAAAGATACTTGTTGGATTCCGATATAATATCCAACTATACTAGGATCCACAAAGTTTGTTGTTGTTATAGATATTGTTTTGTCTGTGTTATAAATTGCATTAGTTGGCATTAATTTTACAGATGTGAATCTATATATGTTCCAACTGGTGTTTGCAAACGATACCCAAATATATGCACCATCTTTAAATTGTGCAATATCTTGTGTTGATAGATCAGCTAAAGTTTTAATCTGAATCGTATCAGAATTAGCTTGTACATATCCGGCAGATCTTAGGAAAGATTTTTGATTGTTATTAGTCGGAAACGGTTTAGCATCATATCCTTGCGGTTTTAGGTATACACTATTAGCAGATATATTTAGATTAAAATTAGTAGAACGCTCTGGCTGTAGTGTCAGATAGAATCCTTGAGAATTCTTGGTTATATCTGGCTGTGTTACCACAAACTCCACAGCTTCGAATGCTTCACTTGCTCCATACTGTCCAACACGAATTGCCCATTCTTCAAAAAATGTTATGCTTTCTTTATTATCGGCACTCAGCACATCAAACAGTTTGTTAAGACTATTTTGCGTTCCTTTCTCTCGTATCATTCCTTGATAAAATTGAAATTCACTAATATCATCCTGTATAATATTATTTAAATATTGTCTTTTTTGATAGCCTATTAGATGCTGAGCAATTTTTTGCTGGCCGGAATCAAAATTATCTTCTGTTAGATTATAAAAATCTTCGAACTGTCCTGCTTTATAAGACCAGTTAGGCAACAGCACAGGTGACGGTTTCTTAATTTGCGACCAATCATTGGAATTAAATTCAGAGGTACCAGGTACGAAATTATTGGCACTGTAATAATATCCTTGATAGTACACAATGTCGCCCAACGCATAATCAGTCCAAGATTTCCAAGGGGCTATATCAGCTCGATCGAAAATAAATCCAGGAACTTCAAACCCACCCAGCCACTGGCTGCTTATAAATGCCGATACCCTAATACGTTCTTGTCTGTATCCGCTTTCTGGATTGTAAATTACATCATTGAATACTGTTGAATTGTCTAAAATTAAAATTTGTTCTTTTTGTACTAGATAAAAACTAGCATTATAAATTGTACCGTTATTAGATGGTGTGAATGTAACAAGATTACCCTGTCTATTTGAATTCATGTCTGCCGGAGTTAGACTAGAGCCGTCAACTTGGAATATTTCATATTCGTTAAATGGATTATTAATATCTTCTGCTACTGATAGCTCAGACATAAATGTCAACTTGTTGGCACTAGGGCTTAGACTAATTACTGCACTTCCAACAGTACTGAGTCCATCCAATTTAAAATAAAGCTCTTGTAGAAATACAGGTTGTGCTGGAATGTTTTGTATAGCAGTATAGTATTCGTCTTGATACTTTACAATCTGTCCATAGTTAATTGCAATATTTGGAGTCCATTGCTCCCATTTATTTTCTCCAGTAGACCATTTTTGTGTAGTCCAGAACATAAATTCTTTGGCTGAAGTTTCCCAGTTGCTTACTTGGGACAGTTCGTTATTAAAATCTTCAAATATAAAACCACGGCCTTTTAAATATTCGCCGTATCCTAATAAAAAGTCAACCACTGCTTGAATACTGTTCAACACTGTACCGTATGGCAGTATATTCACAGTTTCTGTATCCCACGATTGTCTAAATACTGCTGTTGCTCCGCCCGTTATTGGTAATATTTGTAATGGGGCAAATGCTGTAGAATCAAAAGAATCCTGGGCAGTTGTTGTATACAATGTGCGATAATATTTTCCACTATATAAAACAAGCTGTCCTACCGCAAACGTTTTACCAGCAGTCCACTTTACAAAACTTGAACTGATTCCGCCGACATTCACTTGTGGGCCGGCTTCTTGTCTATAAGGATAGTAATTAAAAAATGATTCTGAAGAACTGTAACCCTTGATTTCAAATCCAGAATCCACTTTAGAAATAATAACTCCACTGTAGGATATTTTATTAATAGGACTTGAACTATTATATACAATTTTATAGTTTTCAGGAGGCACAAACACGTTGCCGGATGCCGCTGGATTTTTACTATCTAAAATTAAATTAAAGTTTTCTTTGCTTGAGAATCCACTTAGTCTGTAAGATAGATTGATATTTAGATTAGTTAAATTGTATTGATAGTCATTATAATAATTAAAATTATTTGAAATTAATGCTTCTACTAGATAATTAACAATTCCGGAAGTATACACTCTAGTTTTACTAGAATAGATACTAGGCAATACAACATCCTGTGGTCTAATTCTTAAATTGGTATCTTTGTATACCAATTGTCCACATAGATTTCTTACAGTTCTCGATCTGTCTAAACAGGTAGCAAACGTATGGGCCGGTTGTAGGATCATCGAAGCAATCAATGTGCTGAATGGAAAATAACTACTTCGGCGCCATGCAGATTCGACTGGTGCAGTATCTCCGAACACATAATGACTCTGGATATCCGAATTAAAGACTCCAGTCGATAATCGTGCGGCTGACGGGCTAACCAAGTTGCCGGCATCATCAACTGGTAAATGTTTTAATAAATTTGGTCTAACAAATTTACTTCTATATATTACTGCCTTGCCTGGTTCACTAACTGCTCCTATAGCCAAATCCTGCCATAGTATAGTATTATTACTTGTGTACGGCGCAGGACCGTATTTGTTCTGCCACCATTGAGGTTCTTCGCTGAAACCCAACATTTCCCAAGGAGCTACGTTGGGCTTATCGGTATCATACATCCAACGATAAATTCCTCTCCAATATCCTGGTAAATTTCTACCGTCTGGTGTAGTATGGCCTTTGTAATTATAAGTGAATGAATTAGATTTATTAAAATCAATTTGTTTAGAAAAATCTCGTCCTGTGATTCCTGCCCATTTATAAAATCCAGGAGCAAGTGCTTTATTAAATTCATCCAATGTAAAGTTACTTGTTCTAAAATAACCTGGAAGAATATCGTAAATATCAAAAATTGTAGGATCGTATTCAATTTGAATATTATTATAAATTCGTTTTTCTAATTCTAAAATAATATTATCTCTGTAGTCGCCATACGCCAATGTCTGACTACCGTCGTGGCCCATGATGATACTACGTGGAACTACGTAACTGTTATCCACATATATTTTAGGTGAAAATTTTGGCCATAACCCTAATTTAGTAGGAGTTGGTGGAATAAAACATCCGTCAGTACTATCATATTCAAAAATTACAACAGTATCATTATTAACCAAGTGAACGGTATCATTAAGTTGTACATAACCATCTGTTGTAAAAGAATAATCAATATCGTACAGTAGTTGTATTCCGCCAAGGTACACACTAACTGCTTTGTTTGATATTACTTTATTACTAAATGTGGTAGACAATGGATATGTTCTAATTCTGCTGTCCACAACAGTATATTCTGTTGTTTTCTTTCCTGTAAAAGGAACCATATCACTAAAGTAATAAGGAGATTTTTGTGTTTTATTCGCTGATAGTGTTTTTAATATCAAGTTAACTTGATTAACAACATCAGTATCAACTCCTAGATTTTTAGCGGCAAGTAAAAAACTACGTTTAAATTTGCCGTAATCGTCCCTAGATTTTTCTAAAGCCTTAACAATATTATTTTGTTCGCTGGTGATATGATATAGCGCCAGACTAGCTGGACCGCTGTGCTGTACAAATTTAGTGCCGTAAGGAGTTATATTTCCCAAGTCGCTTAAATTGTTTTCGCCAGGCTTGATTTCTACAAATCGCGATTGAATATTATCAATAATAGAATTTAAATGATCTGTAACTTCGCCTAGAGTAAAATTACCCATATCTTTGTTTAGAGGATTATTTTGTAAATTAATTGGTAATTCGTAATATCCGTTATTATTGATAGGCTGTCTAGCAAATGCTTTAATTGTCAATACATCAGTACTTGCAATGTCTGCAGATAATTTAATTTTTTTGTAAGTAGAAGAATCCGTTATGGTCCAGTTTGCAATATTAAGTCTGCGTCCGTTGACATATAATCGAATTTCCAAATCTGATAAATCAGTTTTGTTATCGTAGATATCTAATGGAAAATTATTTGTTAATCCAGAATTTTTGTAAATCCTGATTGCCGGCTGGTAACGTGTTACTAAACTAGTTTGCCAACCGTTGACAAACTGTTGACTATTAGTAAATGTTAGTTTGGATAAAAATCCAGTGTTAAAAGACTTACTAATTAAAATGTCAGAGTCTTTATAATCAAACGAATCCGTTAGTAAATTGAACGCAAATAGTATATCTCCGATGTTGCTAATATTTTGATAACTTAGACTAAATCCTAGAACTTTATCGGCAGTTGTATTTCCAATTTTATAACTGAATAATTTGGTTCCTGCAAATGTGGAGCCGCTGTAACTGGCAAAACTTGAACCTGTTTCGTCAAATAAATCAAATAACGGTGCTTGATTTACAACTAGTTTTTGTTGGCCGAATTTCCAGTCTGTGCCGTTGAACCAAAAACTTTGTCCTTGATAAGTGACACCCTGTCTTACCAGCATGTTTGATCCAGCAACGGGCGTTTCATCTAATACCAATCGTATTTGCGGAACTCCTATGCCTGAATTTTCAATGTTGACAAACAAGACTTTGTAAATTTTATTCTTTACAGTTATATCAGGGTCAGCTATAAATGCAATTCTCATGCCTTGTGTTAATTTGATACCGTCAACACTGTATCCTGCAGAACCTTCCACTATACTAAACACATCGGTGGTGTAGTTATCGACCAAATCTACATCGTTGGTTGCTACTGAACCAAAATTAAATAACTTTAAATTTGGTTCAAATTCAATAATCGGACGCACTGCCCGACTGGCTTGATTGAAATCTGCAAGTGTATTATTAAACTTGGCACTGGCATTGATAACGTCGGTATGAAACCAACGATTGTATCTAGTCCACGGATTATGATCCTTGCTTGCTCTGTTGATAGTGATATAGTCCGGGGTACCGGTAAAGGAAGTTGCGGCCGCAAAAGGATATTGATCAAATAATGTTGAATCAAAATTAACCGCTTTGTCTTGAGTATATGTACTGATAATTTCAAATGTAGTAGTCGGTATTAAATTAATCGCTGTCCCAACTCCTTCTACATAGAATTCGCCCTGAGCATATTGGGCAGGTGTGACTTTGCCTACGAAAGACACTTTCATCCCGTTGCTTAACGGTGTGCCATTAGAAAGAGTATATGTTTTTTTACCCAACAATTCTTCAGTGACATTGATGTATGCATTTTCAGTGATATCTAAAAATTTAATTAAACCGCCTAGATCAGGATTACGTTCGCTTAGGTAATACAGATTATCAGGACCAGTAATTGGTACTGTAAATTTGATTGTTCCGGATTCAACTGCAAACTTATCTATATAATTTTCGTCAGTGTATCTGTCAGTTGACCCAGGAGTACGAGAAGTTTTGATACTGAACGGTTCTCCAGGACTATCAATTTCAAAATAATAAGTTTGTCCTCTATACAAAGTCAGTGCAGGATTTCTATCTAATCCGTTAGGAGTAAACAAATATTCTTTTTGTAACGTAGCAGATTGAGCTATTACTACAGTGTAGGTACTAGAAATGTTTAACTGTTGACCAGCAATTTTGACCAAATCAGGACCATAAGGCAACCAGTAATACTGTTGGAAGTTAACAAATTTATCCCAATTGATATGCGGATCCCAACTGTAAAATTCTTGTCTGTTTATGTTTTCATGATTGGAAACATCACTTCCAAATACTTTTAGCTGATTGATGTAGTCTTGATAATCTTTAAAAAATGTTGTGCTACCAGTCTTATCATTGATAACCACAGACGGTTCCAATTGATAGTTTTGTCTATCTTTGGTAGGTGCTTTGATATACACATCATTACCGTTGGCCGACTTTGCATTTTGGCGACCAATATATCCGGTAAGTTTTTTAGCCGTGCCTTTTTGCGACAACTGATCAATAGTTGCTTGAATAAATTTTTTGTTGGTATCGGTACGATAATAATTTGGTAGTAGATCTACCAAAGAGTAATTGTTTGAACCTGTTGGATTTTTGTTATCAGACATTAGACGATCCGTAAGCTGAGCTTGTTAATGCTTGTACTGCTATAGCATTTGATTTTAGTGTAATATTTCCTAAACTATTAATAGTTGTAGAGTTCATTGTGGTTACTATGTCAATGTTATCAATTGTTGCACCACTAATAAAGATTTCATCAGGCCCGGCTTTGATTTCAAAAAGTCCGCCAAACGACAAGGAATTAGAAGCTGGAACAATAACAAAATTAACGATTGCAGGACTTACTTGAGATGTAACATAACTTGCCATTTCTGTAAAGTAGAAAGTATCTCCAAATTCCCAATTGCCTAACGCAAAGAAAGTATTAATTGCAGATAATATTTGAGTCTTTATATCGTTATCGGACAGTACCACAGTCTTGTTAATAATGACTTTGAATTGTGCTTGTAAATATGCTTCAGCTTTGGCGCCAAATAGCACTTTATATTTTACAGGATGATACACAATTTCGTCGCTGATAGTTTTAATTAAGTTTAATTTTGGTGCGAACGAATTATTTAATTGATCGCTACTTGGCGGCAACGGTCTATCTGCAATAACGTTGTTTAACCATTGTCTAAACAATAGGTCATAGCTATCGGTAAGGATAAACACATCCATAATATTGCTGATGCCCGGATCGATACGATGAGTGTCACTGGCATTATGCGTGTATTGAAATTTAAGATTGTCTCTACCTAAAAATACTTTATAATCTAAACTGGGTATTAGTTCTGATATGGCAGAATTATATACTGCAACTGTATCAACATCTATAAAATAAAAATACTGAGCATTTTTATATTGAGAAAAATTTGTCGGTTGGGTCGGCAGTATGATTACTTTGCTATCATTATTAGAAATATATCTATAATCTTCCTGCCCTGCTTCTATTGTGTATTTTTCTAAAACAATATATTCGTTGGCTGTTATGCTTGCAGATGCCATTGGTATTACAACATTGTTAAACGAGTCTGGATCTTGGACCACCCCAGTGTTATCTTTGTCGTTAAAGGTTACCACAATTTTTTTAGTGTCAATATAGCCATCCAAACCAATAAATTGATTAGTGATTTTAAATTTTTGATCGAATGTGAATGGTGCGGCCAGTGACGGTTGTGTATTAACACTTAAGATATTGATGCTATCAGATAGAACTTTTCCCGACACATTGTCATATACACGTTCGTTGCCATCAAAGTAGAATCTAAGCTGGGCCGCACTTTCAAACACATAACGCAGTTTCCTACTGGACACTGTGTATGTTATGGTATCGGTAACAAACAACAACAGCCAACTTGCATCTAACTGTAAATTGGTTGTGTCACCTTGTTTACTAAGACTGAATGGGCTACTAGAATCCAAATTGGATTGAAATATAAGTTGCCAAGTCTGTGTATTGATGTCGTATCTTAAACCAAATGGAGTGTTATTGGCTATGAGATCTGTCATAGTTGTAATGGTTGCGCTGCCAATAACTGTTTTCCACGCAGGAACTACACGTATTGCAATAGCGCCCGTTGGGATAGTATCGTTTAATGATACTGCGCCTTCGCCGGTTAGTGTGATGCCTGTGCCGCTGGCAGTACCGTCACCCAATAATGATACAATTTCTGCCCATATATAATCGCTGGTATTGGATTTTGGAACTATGGTTTTCTTTACTAGCGCATTGTTATTGCTTCTATCAAAAACTTGTTCGTTGCCGTCGGCATCTAATGGTGCTTTGAATTTTATCAACGATCCAACAGATGCATATTTCAATGCAGTATTTGAATATGTGGACAATAGATAAGGTTTTTTATCTATTGTGGATCCTAGGTATCCGCTTGAAAATGCCAAATCAGTGTTGACATTGTACCATGTTATGTCCAGCAATGTTGTATTGATATTTGTAAATTTTGAATAATAAAAATTTCTCAAGTCAGTATTAGCCAGGATGTCAAAAATTTTATTAACAATAATTCCCTGGATATCTGTTCTGCTGGTATATGTAAATGTAGTACTTGATGTGTATACTTCTTGATATAGTATACCATCGTCTGCAAATAAATTAGTTTTGCTATATTTTCCAGTAGGGTCTATTAGATCGAGATATCGACTGATGCCGCTTGCACTTCGATTTACTGCTTTTATTTTTGCAATTTCTTGACTTACTGACAGTGGACTAATATTGTAGTCCTCGGCAGTGATCATTCTATTCTGTGTATAGTAAGTTGCCGGAGCATTTGCTTTGACTTTGGCATTACTTTCTGTTGATGCACTATTATCAACACTGGATTGAAGTGCCAACGTGACTGTTATTTGTTCCGCTTGACCCAGCGCAGATGTATAAGGGATTGTAAGAGATACTCCTCTTATATCCTGCGGGTTTATAACATACGCTAAACCGTTGCTGATTCTATAGTACACATTAAATGTACCGATAGTAATTGTTCCAAATGTTCCATCGCTAAACGACAAACTAATGCGATCGCCTGCACGGGTAATTATTTTATAAATGTTTTTAATAGATTTATTAAGACTATTATAAATTATATTATTGCCTGATAAATTAGGCACTTGCGTCCATAGCTCTGATTCAATTCCTCGTTGATCAACTTTGTACAACCATACATCTGTATCATTGATATTGATAGAATCAATATCAATAGATTCGCTAGTTGTGGGTTGAGAAATTGTAAATGATCCTTGATTCAACTTGCCTTGGGTAAAATAGAAAAAGAATCCTGTATTATTACTGGCAGATCCTTGACCATCATTTTTATAAATGCAAGCCATAGGGTTGCCAATTTTAGGTGTGTCTTCGTAAATATAATCCTGTCCACTAAATGTAGTGCTGGTAACTTCAAATTCCATAGTCGAACCGTTTACAGTTTTCGTAAATCCGTATACCGGTACTGCGGTGGTAGAGTTGTTAAATCTATATTGTTCTGTTGGAGTGTCATAGATTGTTGCGCTATCCGAAGGATTGCCAAATTGCTGGCTGGCTGGAAATGCCGCGTTCAAGACCGAGATAAACTGATCATACCAGTTGTTGTTGGAACTGTCGTTCCAACTGATAATTTGATTGGATAAGTTACGTCCGTTGGAATCCAGCACGTTTTGTGTGGTCTGAACTGAAGTAAATTTCAAAACACCCTTGGCCGCCTGGTTACGTTTGGCATTGTAACTGAGCATACGTGCTAGGCGTAGTACACTGTCTCGACGCTCTGCCAATTCTAAAAAGTTTTCGCGAGCATTTAAATCCACACGGAAAGCTATGCTTTGGCCCAGATAAGCAATGAGATCGATTAGGGCAAGGTATTCGCTGGATTCAATATAATCATTAAAATCTTCTGGAAAGTTTTGACGCAGATAGTCGATCATGCTTCTACGAATATTTTCAAAGTCATAACTTTGGAAATCTGCATTGCGGAAAGACTGGTATACCTTGGTCCAATCTTTGGCTACTAGCAATCTATTTTGTCTATCTGTTGCGCTCATGTTTTATCCTATATCAATATTTATTGATTTTTAATATGTACGTATATTATGTAGACATCAGTCCATTATTCTGATCAAAGCGTAATTGCATGCTTTGTTGAATGTTGTAGGGCAGGTATTGCAGTATACATTCTATCTGTATTCCACTTTCATATGTGGTAACAATGACATTTTTTGCAACCAATCGCGGATCGTAATTGATGATTTCGCTGACATTGTCTACGATTGTGGATTTAAGATCTTCAGTCATTGGTTCGAATAAATTGTCCCATATAACAGTTCCAAACGTTGGATTCATCAAACGCTCTCCGCGACGAATGTGAAACTGATTTAATAAATCTTGTTTGATCAATTCTAAATCATATAACGCATACCCTTGAGATGTTTGATTAACTGTACTGAACCCTTTGTATGTTTGCGGTATCGGAATAGCTGTAACTGGCGCCGCCGGTAATGTGATTTTGTCGTATAGTGTTGATGCCATAATTAACTCCGTTTAAATGGATCAGTTGGTGCTGTATATGCTTTCCAACCGCCGGGTGGGGTGGGTGCTGTTCCTGTTTTGATATTGGTTTTTGCTGGAACAAAATCAGCAGGATTTAAATTTTCATGGAATGGCCATGGCTCATGCGATGGCACTCTCAACAGTATAGAAGGAGAAGGCACACCTGTTTCATCTGGTATCATGTTTATTTTCAATGGTATCGGAGGTATTACCACTTGCCCGGGGCTATTGATATGCACCATCTTGGCATTTATAAGAAGATTATCTAAAGATGCTAAACCAACTGCTTTGGTGGCTGATATGGTTGCCGCGCCCAATGACAATATTTCCAAATCAAGTGTGGACTCTAAGTGTGTTTTGCCATTTGACTTCATATTGATATTTTTACCAGCTTCTAGATTGATATCGTTGTCTGCTTTGATATTCAGATCATTTTTAGTGTGTATGCTGATACTGTCTTCAGCAAAAATATCTATTTTTCCGTTGCTAGTCAATTCAATCCAAGTGGTGCCTTTGGCATTTCCTATATAAATCAAGTCTTCACTGTTGTGTAATAGTATTTGATGTCCTGTACGAGTACGGATTCGAACCAATTCGTTGTGCGGTATTATTTTGTCACCGGGCAATCCTTTTGCATATACCGGTGGGCCGTCACCTGCTGGAGTTTTTCTAAAAAATTGATCGTCACCGTCGTCCATGACAAAACTGCTACCACCCAATTTGTGTACAAATGTAACAGAGCTTTCTCCTGGGCCGCCAATATCTTTCTTGGGACTTTTATAATCTATTGGGCCGGGAGTATTGAATCCAAGAATTCTGCTAGGGCTTTCTCGTCTAGCACTGCTGGAACTAATTCCTCTAACATCGTCCTGTAAAAGACCCTGTTTTTTGAAAATATCGCCTATTGGATTTGTTGGTTTCAGCAGTGTATTTTCATAAGTGCCCCGTTCAGTAGTATTCGAATTAAATTCTGCTACAGGTAATCTTTTGCTTGGGTCATCCTTATTGTAAGAAGTGGCCGCGCTGTCAGGAACTCCGAAGTTTTTATGACTGTCAATTCGAGAGTGAATTACTCCGCCCAACCAATAAGCATTTCCAGGATTACCTTCTATATAAATTACTACTACTATCGATCCTACTTCAGGAGTTGGTATCCACATGCCCCATGATTTTTGCGTGTCTTGAAATGTATCTGCCGGCCCGTTAAATTGCTGGGCCGTGCTTCCCCAATAATGACTTAGATAACGGGCTGGGATCGATTCTCCGGAAGTTTTTTCGCCGGTGGATCCTTCGTGTATAATCTGCACACGTATGGCTCCTTCTTTGTCGGGGTCAAAATTATTAACCACTCTTGCTAAGAAAGGGCCGGGATTTTTAATATATTCCGCGGGCCCATTGATAGTTGGGCGTTGATTACTAAAATTATCGTATGAGCTCATTATGCTTGTGCGGTCCCATCAATACCCTGCACTTGAGTTGCTGTGGCATCAAGTATCGGCGGCCCGGGTTTGAAAACGGCCACAGTCTTTTTAACATCTTCTTTGGTCATTGGTCGGCGTACTCCTTTGATTGTTTGTGTGAATTCCCCGTCTTTGAATCTATGGGTCACCGTTTGCAACTTGTACAATCCGCTAAATTGCCCCACTGCTTTGCCTGACATGGTGTATAATCCAGTGCTTGAATTTATATCCAGCGGAGTTTTAAAAATAATTGCAATGTCAACTTCCCCGTTTTGAAAATTGATACTGCCGTCTTTTAGAATATTCATTAACTTTTTATCCGGTGGTTCATTGTAAGTTCCCATGCCATTGCTGGTTAGATAATAGGGATCTCCTACTATGTCTATTTCAATATTTTGCAAATCATAACCATAAGTTAATGCATCATGCATCATGCCTGCGGCTTTTGTTGCTGGGGTTTCATCTCCGCCTGCACCTCGTCGGTCAAAACTATTGTGCGTGGCTGTATAAGTGGATTGATATCCTAGAACTCCTTTCCTAGTAGGGCCCCCCGGTTGTCCGCCTTGCTTTGCTGGTGCACCGCCTTTTTTGGCAGCTTCCGTTTGAACATTTCCCTGATCATTGGTGATAGCAACCATGAATTTAGTATCAAAGTCCAAGTTGAATTTTAAAATATCTTGATTTTTTCCGGTAAAAATATAATTGTAGATCTTGATGCACTGATTCAACAATGCAGTAAATGTTGGACTGGATGAGCCGGGGATCGGAAAATTACTTTCGTGAAACAAGTAAGGTAATACCTTCCAAACAAATACTTTTGGTTTCATGCCTGTTTTTTCGTCCACAGGAGCATCAAGTTCATACATTGCAGTTTCGATCCTCCACCATTGTTTCATACCTTTGTCATCCGATGGAGCTTTAAGTGAGTCTTCAGCATAGTTGCTATTTCTTATAACTTGATTTATGGCATACTGTATTGACGAATCTTGTGCCAATACGAATTCTGAAATTTTAAAATTCCTCTCGTAAAAACCCTGCTCTACTTTTCCACCCTTGTCTACTATGTTTTGCATTTTTTGTGCCGCTGTATTGGCTTTTTTGTTTGCATCGTATCCCATGCTAGCTTTGCCGATAGCATTGACCTGAGTTTCTATTAGTGATTCTCCGTTTACTAGAGTGCCACGAGATAAATTTAATGCACTTAAAATTGTGCTGTCGTTAACAACTGCTGTTCTTTTTTCGCTGGCTTTGAGTCCACTGGCTTTTGCATCGGTAGCTTTTTCGTCTTCGCCTTTTTCAAACGCCTGTAGCTTGTCTGCAGAATCAGGAAATACAATTACTATTTCATCTGCTGTTTTGATTCCTGCTGCCTTGGCAGTTTCTCTTAGTCTGCCATTGATCACCGCCTGTAGACTCTGCGGGCCGCGTTGTAGAAGTTCCTGTACACTACTTCCTCTGATTGTGGCGTTTGTTAAAAGTCTCGAATTTGATCTTAAATTTGGAGCATCCGCTGATGCATGTGCTTGACACTTATAGGTTGCTCCGCCTTCACTGACACTCATATCAACTCTTCTAAATTGTATCGGTAAGAATTTGGTGGTATTTTTAACTTTGACCATATTGCCGTTTTGATCTTCACCCATAAATTCAATTTTCAACAGAAAGGTAGCTTGTGCAAAGCTATTGTACGGATTTGGTTCAATACTTTGCGCGGCGGTATTTAATGCTATGGGAAACATTCCCATGCTGTACGGTTCCGACACTGTAAAGTCAAGTAGCGTAGCATTGGTGTTTCCCAGCCCCTGTGTAAATCCATAAACGCTTTTAATTTCCAACTCAGTAATATAAAAATCAAATTTTCCAAATTCAGTTTTGATTCTGTTGGTTGGGTTGCCTCCGGCAGATCTTAAAATAATAGGCAACGGTGCTCCCCTCAAATAGGTTTTTTCAGGATTGGCCAATTGATCCGGGGATAATATTGCCAAGGTAAAAATTGTATTGTAACTTGCATATTTGTGCAGTACATTTGGCATTCCTGGTTTGAATCCTGAATCAACACCAAACCCCATCAGGCTTGCGGCACTGGCTCCGATACTTACTGCGGTAGCGGCAACACCGGGCGTACTTGATTGTGAAGAAGTGGCTGGCGTTGAAGTTTCTTTGACATCATTATTTGCCATATTAGATTCCTAAAATTTCTGACAGACTGCTGTTTTTTGGAATATAAATTTTTGTTCCTGCTGTAAAATCAAAGATAGGGTCTTGTAGAATATCTAAATTTCGTTGAATAAAAACCCACCACAGTGCCGGGTCTCCGTACAAGTCAAACGCTAATAAATCAGGACGAAGATTGTATTGGGGCTGTATGGTGTAAAAGAAATCATCTGACTCAGCACTCACAGTTCGTATACGTAACACATCGAGATAATTTTTTGTTATTGGAGTTATGGACCACGGACTGCGATCACTATATTGTGTTGGCATATTAAATGTATCCTGTTGCGCCGGACATGTATCCGCCGGTTACAAATTGATCTAAGCTAAATTTGCGTACATTTGTTCTACTGTATGTTGGTTTTAGTGTGACGGTGAATGTGCTCTTAGTTGGCACATGCGTTACGCCGCCGCTGGTACTGCCGCCGATACCAAACGTTCCCAGCAGTCCTGCAATTTGTCCTAGTGTGCCTGTTAAATCACTGATGTTTTCTTTTCCAAAATTATCAGCAAGGCCCCCGATGGAGTCGGCCAGACCTGCCACTGCTCCCATTGCACTGCCTACAACATTACAACCGATATAATCACAGTCCTTATCCAATGTAAGATTAAAATTGGCAATTACTACTGGAACATTTTTAAACACAAAATTTCCATATCCATTCAAGTTGACAATAGGAGGAGGATTTCCTGCTTTTGGATCATTTCCGCTGAACATTTTGGAAATACTTCTTAAATAATGCAACATTGCAATCCAATACAGCGCCTGTTCTGTGTCTTCTACAAACATCGGTGCTGAGATTTGAATTGTTCCTGGATCACTATTTTTAAATGCATTGAACGCATAATTGTTATGGATCGGAGCCATTTGTGAATAGTTCGTTTGTTGTTGTATTGTGATGGTAGGAGTATATGGAAAAATTAAACCTCCAGAATCTTTTAATGGTTTCAATACTGGGCTTGTTCTAAAGCTGGGCCACTTGGGTAAACTTAGTCTAACACGCCAGTCGTTGCTTGGAGCATCACCGCCACCGAAACTTGCCACTGCACTATATATGTCGCCCACTGCTTCGCCTGCTGTGGGCAATCCAATGGTGCGTATGTTATCACTAAATGCATTGAGGCCTTCAAGTTGGCTAGGCAAACTTTTGGCAATTTCTATTGCTCCAAACACGCTTTGCGCACTGCCTATGACTTGGTTCAAACCCTGTGCTGTATTAAATAGACCCATGATATTTGGTTCTCCTGATACTCTATTTATTTGACTTTAATCTGTGCGTAGTTTATAATTTACTTTACGAGGACTCTTTAATGACAGCAAAAATCAATTACTTAAACAACAAAGATATGCTTTTGGAAATACATAGATCCAAAAGCAGTTATTGTAGTTTTACTGACCCAAAGTATCATCAATATGACTTGATTATACCTAGTATAGACAAGGTAAACATACGCACAGTAGCAGAAGCCAAGCGTAATCAGGCCAAAAGAATAGGCGATTTAGAATATCAAACCCGCAAACGTGCTGGTGAAAAAGTCAAGCAAGCTGACTGCGAAGTGGACTATAAAAAGATACAGAAGCTGGATTTGGTGTTTAGAGTCATGACATTTGACCATATTCCACTTAACAATACACGTAAGAAAAATCCAAAGAGTTTGGCAGATCATAGAGACAAAGTTAACTTTCCGCCATTTCAACATTGGAAATTTAATGACGAAGATGAATTGATTTGTGTGGGCAAAAGTCATTGGAAGGGCACCTTGGATAAAGGTCACTTTGACAAGGATGCTGGACAAATTACACCCACATTGGCCCGCATGATGATTAAGTTATGTGAAAGATATGCTACCCGAGGCAACGTTCGTGGTTATACCTACAACGATGAAATGCGGGGACAAGCCATACTACAATTAACACAAGTGGGACTTCAATTTGATGAATCTAAGAGCGATAATCCTTTTGCCTATTTTACTGCCGCAGTTACTAATAGTTTTGTGCGTGTTATTAATATTGAAAAACGCAATCAAAATATCAGAGATGATATCTTAGAAATGAATGGTATGAATCCATCTTACTCACGCACCGGAGCTGGCGAGCATGCGGCCGCACTGAAACGTCATAACGAGGACACAACTAATGAATCAACCAATGACACACCAACTGTTTAAGAAAGTTGCCTGTTTTACAGACATACACTTTGGATTGAAATCCAACAGTAGTGTGCATAACCAAGACTGCGAAGATTTTGTAGACTGGTATATTGCAAAAGCCAAGGAGGAGGGTTGCGATGTTGGAATTTTTATGGGTGATTGGCATCACAATCGTAATAGCCTTAATATCACTACTATGGACTACAGCCTGC